GGGCGCATTTTGCTGCGATGTGTAACGCGAGAACATGCCTCAAGCGATACAGCGCCGTCAGAGAGAATAATATCCTTACGGTCAATCGTCTCAGCGACAGGGCGGCGCTTCAAAGGATGCCAATAAACTTTTCGATATGCCTCGCCTGAATGGCCAAGAGAAAAAAGCATCCGGTCAAAATCAGGATAATACTCAGGAGCGCCCGTCGTCAGATAATGATTAAAGTCATCTTCAAGTTGCTGAGCCGCCAAATCTAAATCTACTGTTCCATCACCTTCATTGCGAACCTTTACAGGACCATCGGCTGGAAGAAGCTCTCCGCGAGCATTGGCTTGAAACCTAAGAATAGCCTCAAGTAACAAAGGATGCTTAATAACCGAGATGCCTTCAGAATTTGGTTCCGATTTAGGCTCAAGAAGCTCGACACCGAGGAGGTCAATCCCCTTCACAATGTCCGCGAGTTTTTGCTGTTGGCGGCTATCGTCGTCAGTAATTAACCGGATAAGCTCGTCAGAGATAGCTCCAAGCTCGCCGGCAGACAAAACCATGGCCAAATTTGCATCATGGTCTTCAGCACCTTCCGGGGGCAAATCAGCCAGTCCACCGAAATTAATCGTGACCGTCGAATCCCCGTTCTCAATAACTATGGCGTCTGGCTTGAGCTTTACAGCCTCGTCACTCCCAAGGTCCACAACCTCTCCTTTGGGAGCCTCCGGTTTTTCCGGCTCAGGCTGGTTAAGAAAACGAAAATCGTCCATGGAGAGCGTTCCTAATGCCAGATAGGCATGTGTTAGTGGGGGCCGGAGCAGTTATTGCTCACGAGAATTTCGTGATAATTGATTGATTTTCCAAGCTTTTTCGCCTCTAGTAATAAATTTACTATCTCGGCGGCCGTTTCCATAGTCAGAGTAACCCGCTTTCCATCAACGATTTCCTCAAAAATGGCGTCTAGCCGGGCGGTTATTTCTTCAGACCGCTCGTGCAGGTCCTCAATCGTTAGCATGGCTATATCCAAAAGCCCGCAATTATCTAGGAATATATTAACTGAATCAGAAGTTTTTGCAAGAAACTCCACGGCTAAGGTTAAGTTAGCCTAAAACCGGCATTTAGTGGAACACCAGTGTTACACATAGTAACATCTCAGAACCACTAATGGAACGCCAGTGTTCCATTAACCGCTTAGTGGAACGCCAGTGTTCCTGTAACGGCAATGTTGACAATAATCAGTGGAACGCAGGTGTTCTACATATATATATGCCAGTGTAGGGGAAAAGTTTAAGCGGTCACAGCCTCGCTTACAGCAGCGCCAACAGCCGCTTTTGAGACGACAACTTGCCCGTGAGTGCGGTATTCATGGGTGGGAGGCTGATTAGTCTTATGGCATGGCAAATGCGTCAGTCGGTATTCAGCAGCAAGTCGTTTCTTGCTAAAACTTGATGGCTGCATCCTTCTTAGCAATCCACAATTTACAAGTTCTCTCAGCGCCCTAGAAACGCTCATGTGAGACACATTCATGGGCTTTGCTATGGAATGCGTGCTGAGGGCGAGCATGCCGTTGTTGGAGCCGCTATAAAGCCTCAGGGCCGCGATATAGACAGCAACCCCCATAGGTGATAGCGCCTGAAATCCGGGGCTATCCACGACGCTGTGAGGCAGGGCTATGAACCGCCCATTAATCTTGGATTTGGAGCGACCATTGTTGAGGTGCTTACCCATGACGCCCTCCATCGGATGGAGAGCATTTTTTGGGTTGATGAGGACAGAAAAATAGCGTAAAAATAGCGTAAGTCATGGCCATGTCCTTTCCCTAGGTGGCCTTTGATGAGGGCGGGTGCCGGTGTCTGAAACCGCACTCGCCCGCCCAATCTAACGATAAATTCCGGAATTTGCAAACAAATGCCTAGCCTACGCTAGACATCATATACCCACTGCTTCTTTTTATTTCCGCCGACATAATATTCACCAGTAACTCTGGCCCCAACCTCGTCGGCTCTGGCGAGAAATCCATTATCTCGGAGATAACGAAGTCCCTGAGAAACGGTATCCACTAAGTCGTCTCTGCGGCCTTTAGGGAAGGTTTCGCACTGAGATATAACTTTTTCCGCCCAGTCCTTGTCGGGACAATAAACCTGATTATTGGAAAATATTGGCTGAATAGAATAAACGCGAGCCACCTTATCCTGATTGCCTGGGTTGACGAGTTTCACCTGCCAGTTCGCAAGTTTATTTAATCGTTTAATTTCTTGAGCCACGGATATTCCAGAAGCTTTAGCCTCAATAAGAATTGTATCGACATTAAATCGCTTACAGATATCCGTTATGTGCTCGCACAAACCCCACTTAGATTCAGCTCTCCGGCGGAATGCTTCAGGGCTTTCTCCTTCCATTCGTTGAACTTCATCGCCGTGCAAAGGAACACGCAATTCCTTCGCATACATGAGCATGGCGCAAGGAATAGTATCGCGCTCGTCCACCATTTGGATGCGCTTACCGTTCATATCGAAAACATTAGAATTATCGGCATAGCTGGAAATCAAGCTACGAGCTTCTGCCCCGCCTTTTTGCCACACGCCCCATACTGTAATAGCAGAAGCATCATTTTCCTGTTTAGTTGTATATGCGGTGTCTACGGATGCTATGATTATATCAAGGTCGGGATATTTGCTGGCGTCTGTTTTTCCTTGGGCTCGGGCTAATTCATCGTCGTAAAGCAGGAATTGGTCGCGCTTAATTAATCCGCCGCCGCGAGGAGACGGCGCCTGTTGAAATTGTGAACTTGAGGCCCATGGCCCCATCGCTTGCTTATCGCGTTCAACAACTTCTCTTGGGAATCTTTCTGGAAATAATAGCTCTCCTTCTTCAGAGCGCCAATCTTCCCCTACACTCGTGGCGCAATGCCTCCCTGGGTCATACTCCATAGGTAACATCAAATGCTCGTATCCAAGATTTTTTTCAAGCAATACGCCCGTAGAATCTTCCTCGTGCAGGCGCTGTTGTATTAGAGATATTGTTGATGCCTTTTCCCCACCCGGATTATTTAATCGAGTAGGCAATGCTTCCAGAACCCAATCCTTCATTGAATTCCTAATAGCTTCTGACATAGCATCAGTTGCTGATAATAAATCATCACATACGACGTGATCGGCGCGAACGCCTGTGATGGCCCCTGCGGCAAGAGCCTGACGGAATCCGCCGTATCCTTCAATTTCAAACTTTGCTTTTGCGTTTTGGTCCCCGGCAAGCTGTATTTGAGGCCATAAATCTTGATACCATTCTCCTTGTATAAGTCGCCTGCAGCGCACACTATCACGCAAAGCAAGGTCAAGATTATGCGCGACAGATAATATTTTTGCCGTCGGCTCTGTCGTAAATATCCATGCCGGAAACATAACTGCCATCAAGGTCGATTTTGACATTCCCGGCGGGCAATTAATTATGAGCCTTGTTATTCTATGGTCTCTCACCGCTTCAAGATGTTCACACATCAAGTCCATCGCCCTACCCCACATTAAGGGTTGGGCCGGCTCAATAGATGGCCAAGCTTGCTGGACAAAAAAAGCAAAGTCATCCTGACAACGCTTTCGATAAAGCCTTTTATTCAGCTCTATCTTCGCCCTAGCTTTAAATTCTAGTTCTTTTCTTGTTATCGCCATGGCAATTACTTCTTAAACATTGGGAAAACTCTATTGATTATATCAATTGGCGACAGAATTTTAAAGGTAAGCCCTTTTGAGGCTACCGGCTTGTCTTTGGCGATAACCGATTTAACGGGTTTATTGTCACTACAATCTGCCACGCCCAAAGAACGTAAGTCTTTGTAATTTAAGGTGGCTTGCTGATTATAGTTAGGGGTAATCTTGCCTTCCAGACGGTTGCGAATGGGTGTTGGCAAATCCGCCAACATCTGATTTGTGATATCCGTTCTTACGGTTCCGCTTATCTGTTCATAGGCATGGTGAGCTTTTACCTGAGCCCCCGGCGTAACGCAGACTTTTGGCACGGATAGGGCGAGCAAACAGGCTGAGCGGCAAGAGCCTTTAATCTCCACCTTACGGCCTTCCAGCTTATATCTGAGCGCAGCAGCCTGGTAGGCGGTCACAAGCCCTCCGCCATCGTTATAAATGGCGATAGGAGCGTTATTCGGCGGCGGTGACAGGAACTGGCTCATGCTCCGGCGCTTTCCAGCTTTTCCCTTATTATCTTCATCCGGCTATTAATTGAGAGATGGCTTTTGGCGCCCATCTCTGCGGCTATCTGGCGAGATGTCATTCCTTTCTGGAACAACTCCCACATTTTCTCTTCGTATGGAGTAAGCTTACACATATCACGGAAGTTTCTATTCGTATTAAGCTTGTTACGCGATACTACAGTTTGCATGTTTATCTCCAACTCTTACCTATCCAGAAGCCAACGCCAAAGATTGCAGTTTCAAATGCTATGGCGGCGATTACCGCCCAGACAAGCATTCGGTCTAGTTCATCGTCATGGTCCATCATTACGTTCTCTTTCATATTTATACGTCGCACGTCTGGCTTTGCGAAAAGCCTTCATCGCTTCCTCATAGCCCGGCTGACCGTAATCACGTATTTCAACGCTAATGGCGCATTTGACCCAATCGTCAAGAATGGCTTCTAGTTCTGCGATACGCTTATCCCTAGCTTCGAGAACTGAAGTAAGCTTTGAATTAGCAGACATTACTGTTGTAACAGGATGTCCGTTTTCATCTTTTATCTTAAAAGCTCTTTCAAGCTTTGCTAATCGCTCATAAAGAGCAGTCATAGGCTCAGTCATTACGGAATCTCCACACGCACCAAAGCGCTACGGCAACGACAATAAGAAACATGACTGACGATACATAGATGACGGTCATCTGGTAGAGGGTCATGGCTTACGCTCAAGCACATCTCTGGCAACTCTTAAATCACCAAGGTTAAACACTAAACCAGATTCTTTCCCCCAGCCCATTGCGACCATTAAGGCGTTATCCGGGGCGGCGACATATGCATCAAATCGTTCTTGGTAGGCCATGTTAGCAAATGGCGTAAGGGCTATCTCAAGCATCCTTATACGATTCTCAAGTTCTTGGATTTTAATCTCGGATGATTCCGACATCTTTCTTCTCCTGCGGTGGATTGCTCAGAACATTATACACATCCTGCAAGGCCGGGACGTATATAATAAAGAACTTCTTGATGCCTTCGTCCGTAATCTTCCCATCGTTCTTTAAATCAACAATAGCCATAGCTGTAGCCAGCTGAAGCGTCTCCACAACTCGCGGGAAGTCTCCAGCAAAGTTATCCGTCAGGACTTGGCGAAATGCTTTGGCTACGGCAAGAATATCTTCTTTGCGACGTTCTTCATCAGTCATCTTTCTTCTCCAAAGCGGCGCGGGCGGCGTTAGTCATTTCCTCAACGGTTAATCGACCGGCGCACTTATCCTCTAAAATGTCTTTCAATGCGTTAGCCATAACCCAACTGACATTTGAGATATGAACTTCGCGTTCCCCATCATATTTGGTCTCAACCAATTCGTATCGCTCAGTCATTCTTCTTCTCCATGGCGGCGCGGGCAGAACCCATCCACGGTTTAGAAATTGCCTTTTTCAGTTCTTCGTTCTCGGCTTCAAGAGCCGCGATGCGGGCGCGGGCTGTCTTGTATTCGCTGTGCATCATGTCAGCTTCTTTACGCAACTCAGCAATCCGCCCCGCCTGCGCCTCTAATGCGTCGGCGGCGTCTTTGACAGACCAAGGCATATCGTTCCCACGCAGCCGTGCGATTAGGTCGGTGTAGTCAGTCATCGTCCTGATGCTCCTGCTTGATGTCCTGAGCGATGCTGATGATTTCCTCCATGGCGGCGCGATAGCCCTTGTCGTAGCCGCTATCCAAAGCCTTCAGCAGGTTTTCGTGATGCTTGCTTTCGGACCATTCTTCCTCAAGCTGGTCGATGCGGTCTGCCGCTTCGTTAACAATTGCCCGCATTTCAGCCCAAGTCAGGTCTTTGCCGTCTTCCTTAAACAGACCTCGAAGCTTGCGCGTGAGATTAATCGTGTATGTCATTGTTCAGACTCCTTATTCCGTAGATTGCATCCAGCATGGCGTCGTTATAGCCCTGGGAATATCCTTCCGTGTCCTCAAGAATGCATTCGGCGCTTTCAATCGCTTTGACGCATTCCTCAAGTATCTCCGAAAACACTGCATCGAAGGCTGCGGCTACTCCTGAGTAAGGGCCACCATCTTCGTCACAGACATAGGCGGTGAACATTTTCTCTATGCAGCGTTCCCGGAAGGATTGAGTCATTTGAGGTCGTCCTTGAATAGGACAAATCTATTCCTAATATCGTTTTGATATTCTTCTTCTCTTTCGATAAGGGCAGATTTAAATCCTTCCATAGCCGACGCCATTCCGGTTGTGCCGCTTCCAGCGAATGGATCAAGCACAGTTCCTCCCGGAGGCGTAACCATTCTGACAAGCCATTGTATCAGGCTTACCGGCTTGACTGTCGGATGGCGGCTTCCGGCGCGGTCTGCCTTGCTCGCTTTTGCCGAATAAAAAAAACGCGCTGCGGAGCCTTCGTCTCCATAACCGGGATCGCGCTTTTCTTTTTCGTCGCGTCCTTTGCCATAGACATCGCCATTACGAAACGCGCCCAATGATGCTTGTCCGCCTGTTGATTTGCTCTGCGGAAACAAGTCTAGGACTTGCTGGCTTCCATCGTGGCAGAGATTAGCAGGCCAGCGGCCTTGTTCTTTTAGGTTTCCGGTATGGCCGCCAACGCCAAACATTGAATTTGCACCAGCGTTTCCCATGCTGGGCTGACGATAGTTAGGGTCTGTATCGCTTACGCCTATCCTTGTCGCATCAATATTCAACGCGCCGGTTCCCCAGCGCAGGACATTCGCCGCGACTGTCTTTTCGCTTAACGGCTTGCGGGCGAGGACGATTGGCTCATACGCAGGTTTAAGCGCTGTGCCCCAGCCGTCCCATTGTTTGGCTTCATCTGTTGCTGGGGCTGTTAATGGGCAACTCTCAGCATCATTTATTTCACCATAACAACCACTAAATTTGCTAGTAGTTTTATTTCTTTTTGCTGCTTGTGGGTCTGGGCCAATTACCTCACGCTCCGCGCCCGCAGCTTTATCAATCGCCTTGCTGACATCCATGGATTTCGGGAAACCAGTTCCGAAAATCCATTGCAAACAATCTCTTACCTCAAAGCCCGCATCCTCAATCGCGCAAGCCAAACGATGATAATTCTTAGGAGCGCCAAATGCCACCATATGGCCGCCGGGCTTCATTACACGCAAAACCTCGCGCCAAGTATCCGGGCAGAATGCAATTCCGCTCGCGTCCCATGACTTGCCCATAAAACCAAGTTCGTAAGGCGGGTCAGTCACAACCGCGTCAATGCTGTTTTCCGGCAATCCAGCCAAAATCTCTAAGCAGTCCCCACAAGCAAGGAACACCAAGCCATTGGCAATATCGGAGAATTTATCACTTAATGTCATTGTCATTCCTATAGTGGATTGCAGCGTTCCCGGAAGGATTGAGTGGTCATGGCATTTATCCGAATTAAAGCGCCAAAGACTGTTCTTTTGGGAGTTTCCGCTCTACGGTGACGATAGTGTCGTTATGCGCTCCGCCATGGGCGACGAGCATAATCTCTATCATTTCAAACTTGCGATTGACCCCTAGCCCCTGACTGTTCCATCCCAAACAAATCGCCAGACCACCGGGCATCAGAACTCTGGCGGCTGCATCTTTCCTGTCGCTATAGAAAGAAGCCTGAGTATCCCTCATGTGAACTTCGCGCCCCACACCTTTGTAGCACTCGGAAATTTGCCTTGGGCTATACGGTGGATCGAACAGAACCCCACTGACCGAATCATCCTCAAACTTTTTGAAGAAGTCCAACGCCTCCAAATGATAGTCAGCCTCAAACTGAGGGTTCAAATCATTCGTCGTGGTCCTGTCTCCGAACGGGCTATTGCGGGAAAAAGGGTCAATCCATCCCCGATGCTTGAGAAGCGTATGGCGGATAGACTGCATAGCCATGTGCATCTCAATCATCTCTCGGATAGGCTTTATGCTAAAGGTATTGTGATTGGGCATGGCCCAGACGCGAGAGATTTTCATAATTGCTCCGATATGGTTAAGATTGTGATTAGCCCCAGATGTCTTCGTCAGGTTCCGGCTCAGGCTTTGGCTTGGCTATAGGTTTGCTCGCCAGCATAGCTTCCCGAACAGACGCTTCAGCTATCCGCTGCTCTCGCCGCCGGGCATACCAGGTTCGTCTGGATATTCCCTCGAACTCCCATGGCTTCATGCTCTCCACCGATGAGGGGTTTTTGGGACGGTTACGAGTATGCTTGCCTTTCGGCTGGTCTGCTTCTTTGACGACCGGCTTAGACTTTTCTTCGTAGTTAATAGCCATATTATGCTCGTGCACACTTCATAAGGTTATCCTATGCACACTTTTATACATCTTCGAAAACACGCTTGTCAACGGTGCGCACCGCATAATGGAAAATATTTTAGGAAAATTTTTTGGGACTCCAAGCCAATTTGAAATCACAAATCAGGGTTGGAAATGTCAGTTTTTAGAATGTTGGTGTTTACAATTATGGAAAAAATGTGTATTTGTTTGGGTGGAAAAGGCTACGCCCTTTACGCTGCCCTCTTTTTTATTTTCAGGGGCGCCACCCCGTCGTTTTCAAATGGTTGGCGGTTTCCGGCGGAAATTTCCGGGGCGGCTAGTAAGGCGCGGGATGTGAGAGGGGCGCACATATACCGGACGCAGGCTTTCGCTTACCAGCGGCCTTCCTTGTTAATCCTAGGGCCTATCTGGTGAGAGACTATCCCTCTGGATTTAGGGAAGCGGCGCGAATAACCTTTAGCTTGGCTATGCGAGAGAGAGGCGCGCAAAGCCCCAGTAACTATTAATCAGCGGGTCTCGCTGCATAACCTATTGATTGCGCTATTGATTGCCGCAAGCCCATGGCGCATGGTGGCCACATGGTGTCCAATCGGCGCTATTCAGACTCCGGCGCTTCCATCTCGCCAAAGCCCCCGGCAGGAGCGCCAGCGTCATAATCGCCTTCCGCCCCGTTCAACGGTTCCGCAATCAATTCAATCAATTCCGCGTCGCTTAGGTTCGCAAAATCGCCGGGGCCGCCAATCTCTTTACGATCAACCATATGCCCATCCAGCCGCGCAAGCTTGTCGGCGGCCACGTTAGCAGCGGCAATATTCGAGGAAGCGATAGCTAGACTATAATTCTGCATAAACATTTTACGCAGAAAGTCTTTCTCTGTGGCAAATTCCCCGATTTTTAGCTCTCTGAGCTCTGTGAGTCTTTGTTGTATGTCATCGTTTGTCATCATGCGGCTGGCGTTCTGTCTTTGCGGGGAATATCCCGCTTCCTGATAGGCTTTTACCTGAGGCAGGCCTTTTACTATGCCTTGTGCGAATTTTTCCCTGCGAGGGTTTTCTAGCGCGGGCATTGTTTTGCTTTATCTCTTTTTGATTTGGCTTGCCGAAAATGCTTTGCGAAAAACAGGCTCTTTTCGGTTTGTTCTCTTTTAGGATAGACCCGGAAAAGGATTTATTCAATAGGCTATTCGATGGGCCTGTTTTGGGCTTTGTTGCCGAAATATGCCGGGGAGATTGGCGCGGATCGGGATCGGGATTTATTGCCCCTCAATTTGAGGGGAATTTACCGGAAAGGCTTGGCGGCTTGTTTTTGTGTGATAGGGTTTCGCCATGTCCGATATATTCGATCCCGAAAATGAAAGCCCCGCCGATAAAGCTTGGCGATTGGAATTGACTACCATTGCGCGCCTGTTATGTACTAGGCCGAATTCCAGGCGGGCGACTAAAATCGAAAACCCTTTTCCGCTTTACAGGATCGATGACAGGGCCACCGACAAGGCCCTTGCCCTTGTTCTGTTCCAGAATATTGCGAGAGATTATCAGCCCGGAAAACCCGCCCCTTGCCGCATGTCGGAATTGCGC